AGGTATTCGGTTGAACCTGGCACCCCCGATCCCTGACGGATCACTAACTGGTCGATGCTGCCATCTCGAGGAGCGTAGAACGGGAAGTAGACCTGATAGACGAAGTTCATACTCGTTCCAGTGTTCGTAGATGTGTAACCTCCATACGGGGGCATGTTAGTGAGGTCCCAGGTATTGTAGTACGCCAGCATGTCAGCCTGGGGCATAGCTGGAGATGCAGATCCGCCGCCTCCAGCAGTCAGTAGGCCCGTCCATTCACCTGCAGTCACCAGGCGTGCCAGGTTAACCAGGACAAGACGCCTCATCTCGTCCTCGTTCATCTCCTCTACAGCTATGGGATTGCCAGTTGCCTGGATGTTAGCGAACGTTACAGAGTCTAGATCTAGGTTCTGAAGGTTGGTATAGACCCTGGGCGACTTCTTGTTAGCGTCTGGTAGCGGCATATCGATCACCCTAGTAGTCCGTTCCACTCAGATTTCACACTGAGCCTGGCAAGCTGCACCAGGATAAGCCGTCGTAGCTCGTCCTCGTTGAGCATCTCGATACTGATCGGGTTGCCAACGCCGCTCATCTCGTCGTCATCTGCAGCTAGAGTCTCTAGTGTGATGTTCTTTAGCAGCTTATACACGCGAGGCGATTCAACCGGGGCATCTGGAAGAGGCATTATCGCATCCCCATCATCAGCATAACAAAGCCCCAGAAGTTATTCGGGACTTCAAAACCCCCTATTGCGCCGGGACCAGGAGCTGTCGCACCAGGAGCTGCCCCGTTACCGTTACCGTTGCCTATTGCACCAGGGTAATTCTCGAAGGGAGAATCCTGATAGCCCGGTTTGGGGGCTCCTAGCCCTCCATATCCTGGCATCTGCGGACTGCCTACTTGCACCATCGCCGCCACCTCATTTGAGTTGCTTAGTGCGCATAGCGCATATACGCTCAATGGTTTCAGTATCTTTGATAGAAATATAACCCTGTAAATATAAACGAGCGGCTTTTCCTCGGATTTCCCAAAGTCGCCGTCTACCGGCGGCCTTCGTCATTTTCTTTGCCATTCAATCACGCCTATGCATTTGTGAGGTACTGAGCCTTGTAATTTAACGCGATGTTTGTTGCGGCGAAAGAGAACAGTGGTTGCTGAACAATCGGGTTCGTTGCGCTGCAAGAACCGACGACGTTGCCCAGGGCGTCGACCACGAAGAAGCCCTGCGTCTCAATCTTCGCGCCGTCGACAGATGTTCCAAACCATTTTGTGATTCGTTGCCCTTGGAGTGTATCGCCGATGCTATTTCCCGTTTGTAGATCCACTAGTTCATTCGTAGTTCCAGAAGAAGCGGTGACTTTGAAAATCCTTGAGACTCCGCTCGCGGTGTAGACTGCCATGGATGCTTCGCGGTCTGCGGCGGTGTTGTTCATCACCCGGACGATGTCACCAGCTCTCAAAGTGTATGGTTGGCAGAGCGCAGGTGATCCGTCAGAGACGGCACCCTTGACAGACCAAGGGATGATTGCAGCCACGAGGCCCTGCGAGAGTATGTAGCAGTACCCAACGCCGTTGTCGCAGCTCACTAGGCCTGAGACGACGGTCTTTCCAGGAGCGAAGTCGCCGACGTTCTGAGCGCTGACAGTGTATGCGGTGTCGGTGGTCAGGTTTGTTTCAGTGCCCTCAGCCGTATCCAGCTTGAGGGGTATGTTTGTTCCATCGGAACAGACGAGATTACCAGTTACTGTGTTCGTTGCCATAGCCCTACAACCTCACTCCGATCCCAAGCGGCTTCATCAGGTTACGATTTACGTTGCTGATGGGCTTCCTTAGGAGCTTCTTAGCGAATTTGAAGGTGATGCCGATTCCTATTGCCTGGACAGCCATAGCCTGGTAGTTCGCCATGAACGCTGACTGCATGCTATCGAAGCTCGAACCGGGGTCGCCGATGATTGACTGAAGCGTTAGGCCCGCGCCCGTGGTCGTCATCGCAGTTCCGTTACCAGCACCCGCGCCTGATCCGTCGAATCCGAGCAAGCCCACTGGGCTATTGCCGAAAACGCCGCCAGTGATGACGGTCGCGTAGGCGTAGCTCTCTGCGAGATTGATTAGACTCATTGTCTTCGGTGATCTTCGGCGCTTTGACTTTCTTCGGCGTGCCATATTGCGAGTGTAACAAAAACTCGCTAATAAGTATCACTATGTTTCTTGCACGGCAGTAAATTGTCCATTCGCACCGCGTTCTGTCACTGTCGCGTCGATCGTGTTCATCTTTTGTTGCGCCATTCCTTGAATTAACTGAGCTATCGCGCCTTGTATTGGGTTCGGCGGCTCAAATTCCGTTAGTCCACCGGACATTAGCTTGTCGACCAGGGCTTGGATCGCAAGTGCGAGCTTCTCATCTATGTCCATTAGCGATTGTTCAATGTGAATTCTGATCCAGAGGGCGAAAACACCCAACGAAATGAGGTTAATTACCATCAAACTGGCCAAAATCAGCGTCTCAGTGGCTACCATGTGTCCTTACCACCCCTATTCCGCCCATATAACTACCCCAAATCCCCTTAAATCTCACTATTACGCACCCTCCCCTTCCGCCACCACGTCTCACACGACGAACCGGAGTCCGCACGGAGGGTCGTTGACCTTTGATTGTGTCGAGTTCCTGACCGCAGGTTATTAATAACTAAGGGGTTCTCGGAGGCTCGTGAAAGAAGTAGATGATACCCCCGTAACTGAAAGTAGAAGTGAAGACGATCTGTTCAATTGGATCGCGAGATTGGAAGCCCGCGTTGTGGAGCTAGAGAAGGAGGTGGCCCTCCTGCTAGAGCAGAGAGTGACAGTACGCCCCCCAGAGGCCGATGATGACCCGGAGTGGTTCTGATGGTTAGCCGGACATGTCAGTGCCCTAGGTGCAGGATAGCACCTTCCCACATGAGGACCAAGCTCACCCCTGGGCGGCGGCTCTGTCCGCACACGGTAGGTGATTGAATGCCTGGCATCAACGCGAACCTTTCTCAAGCTGCATTCGACATCTGGGATCGCATCCCGAAGAAGGAGCGCAAATCACCGATGGGGGCGAAAGGTGCAGAGGGCCGATCCGCATGGTTATCCTCTGTCATCATCAAGAATGAAGGATGGTCGATTCGATACAACGAGTTGGTAGATAGTCACCAAGAGCTTGAGAAGTTGGTCCGAACGGCAGAGGCAACGATTGCCGACCTACAGAAGAAGATTCACGAATGAGGCGCAGTCCATCGTTTCTTTATAAGTAATAGGGGCCAATTTACCCCAATACGTGTCGAATAGGTGGGGGTAGAGACACCTAAATTGTGTCCCGGTTGCCAATTCTCTCAAGCGTGATGATCAGATACATGAGAACTGCTGTTCCGCTCATCGCGTTCCCGGCCCTCGCTGCGGCTGCTTCTGTCTCATATTCAGATACTATCGCCTCGCCTATCTCTTCTCCTACTTCCACAGCTACGATACCCGATAGTGCTCCAGCGATACCGCCGATCAGTGCGCCCCAGGGCCCGGCGGGTGCCCCGGCCCATGCGCCCGCCCATCCACCGACAACGCCACCGGCTAGATTTTCAATCTCTAGCCAATCTTTGATTTTTCCAATTGTAGTCTCCTCACCATCGATCTCTAACGCATCCCTCCATCCCGGGGGGAGATTTGGCAGCATGAGCACTAACAAACCTGAGATGACTAACAGGGCTGAATTGTCCTTGAGGATACTAACTATTGGGCTTGCGATTCGGTTAAATTGATAGGCGCCAATCGCCTCATCGACCATCTGTCGCTCTTTGTCCTGGAGCCTGATGACATACTCGATGGTTTCTTTCGGTTTGTTCTTCGACATCGGATCACTCCGGTGGTTGAGGCCAGTTGTCTGCGGCATCGTTGGCGGTGTCGTTGTCCTGGGGGATATCGCGTAGAGCCTGGCGGTAGTCCTTCCAGGCAGTAGATAGGACGACGTCCTTTCCAGCTCGCCAGTCGCAGCTCTCGAGGTCTCGATCCCTGAGGCGTCTAACCTCGTCCCAGTCTACATCTCGGAAGGTTTCCTCAATGAGTGTCTCGCCGTCATAGGTTCGAGTGTTCCTATGCATCATCACCACTCCAACAGCATAACGGGGGTCTCTGAGTTCGTGCTTTGCAGATCGGTTTCATCGACAGTGCTCGGGAGCGTCCTGTCACTACTCTGCAGCTCGAGGTGGGACTTCATGTCCTCTGTGGAATTTGTAGGACCAGGACCTGGGCAGTAAATCTGCTTCGAGGTCTGGATGGTCGCCGCGACAGCTTGTGATCGACAGTATCCCATCCAGTACAGAGTATCGCGGGTTACTGTAGGAGTCCCGGTGAAGCTGGTCTGACGGATGCTGCCGGTGGATTCGAGGTCGATTGCGCAAGAAGCGATCAGCGTCGTGGGCGCGCCGGTATCGGCATCGGCGTTGTAGAGTCCGAGCTGTAGGGTGTTGGTTGATCCAGCAGCAGACGTCACGCCGATTGTGATGGCTGCCAGGGTGCCCGTCTTCGGGGCGATGAAGGGATAGAAGCAAGGTTCGTCGTCTACTCCATCGGTGTCCTTCGAGATAACGCCCCAGGGAGCTGCGCATGAGATGTCGTAAGTATCGTAGTTCGCATCAGTTAGAACCGGGGTCTGCTTGTATGCCCCGCCTCCACCACTCAGCCAACCGTCGAACGATCCCTTTGTCACCATCCTGGCGAATGCGACCAGGCATATTCTGCGAAGCTCGTCCTCGTTAGCCTCTTCGATGCTGATCGTATCAGCTACGTCTGCCAGGGTATCGGCAGTGACATTCTCGAGGTCCTGGTTCTGAAGGAGGGTGTAGACCCTGGGGGATTTCTTATCTGCATCTGGAAGAGGCATCACAACCACCCGTCGAATGATCCCTTAGTCACCATGCGCGCGAAGGCGACCAGGCAAAGACGCCTAAGTTCGTCCTCATTGAGCATCTCGATGCTGATCGGGTCCGCTAC